CTCTGCTTCAATTTGGAATAACCCATGAGGAGTCTTCAGGTCTTGTAGCTGTCTGTAAATCTCAAGATCGTTGATATCAATATCCTCTACTTTTATTCCGATCAGTTTACATGCTTGGTCAACTACCGAGACGCTTCTCAGTCCAAGGATATCTAGCTTTACATTGAACTCAGAAACCCAATTCATATCAAACGACGAAACGAACGTAGACTTGTCAGAGGTTAATTCAGTCGGGCATGAGCTATCCATTTTATCATAAGAGATGGCAACTGCCGAAGGATGCACCCCCTTATTTTTTACAAGCCCTCTAAGCTTTAGAGCTACGTTGTAGACATCTTTATTGCTTTCGCACCAATTTTTGAATTCTTCTACCTCATCGTAGGACTCTTGAAGGTCTTTGACTTGGCCGAACATCTTTGGAATCAATCCTGAAACGCGAGTCATTTCAGAGTCTTCTATTTCTTCGATTATCTTACCGCATTCTTTGATTAATAATTTGGTACTTAAAGTATTTAAGGTTAAGATTTTGCTTGTTTTACCTTCGAACTTTTCTTCTAAATACTGCAATACTTTTTGTCGGTTGTAGTAGCAAATGTCCAAATCAACATCACACATCAGTGATCCATCGAGGTAGGTGATACCATCAACAATTTGCTTTTTCGCACGAATCTTTGAAACGAATCTCTCAAAATATAAGCCATATCTAACTGGGTCGATCTTGGTGACACCAATCAAAAACAGAACAATGCTTCCCGCTGCGGAGCCTCTTCCCAATCCTGTAGGGATATCATTTTTTTTGCAGAAGTTGATTACGTCCCAAACCAAAAGAACATAATCAATAAAACCTAAATCTTTTAAAGTCTCTAGTTCGTACTTTACTCTTTCTACATACTCTTTGTACTTTTTGGAGTTTTTCTTTAATTTAAGTTTGTTGAATCCATCCAAGCATAACGCTCGTAAAAAATCATAATTATCTACATCTTCACTTACTTTAATCTTGCGTTTTTCTTCATTTGGGATGTCGAAAGATGGCAGTCTAACTCCATGTAAATCTAAATCAATAAAATCAAAATTATCAGAAAAGTTATTCTTCGTCTTTGTCTTTCTTGCGGCGGTTTTTGCGGGGCGTTTTTTTACTTGTGTTTTTTGTTTTGGCATCATTTTTCTTGGGTTGTTTCTTGGGCTGTTCTGGTATTACGATATCTTCAAATGTATTTAAAACTTTTACTAAAGAGTCTACAGAGTCTTGATCTTTAAAATGATAAAAAACATCTGCATTGTCTGATTTTTCTCCAGTTCTTACAGTGACTAAGAGGTAATCAATTTTCTGCTCTTTTAATTTATCTGTCAGGTCGTAAACAAAATCCATCGACATATTATATAATACATCATTTTTGGTTAAATTTCAAGTTGCCATTTTAGTTTATTCCAAACCTTAATATTAAGCTCTAAATCTACGATTGCGTTGTGTAGGTTTTCGTAGTCGTGATCTATGCTGAACTCCTTGCCCAAGGCCGTCAGGCTCGATTTAAGCCCTTTTTTTCGTGTGTGGTATACTCGGTATTGGTAGGACGTGAAGTCGCTCTCAGGGCGGTATTGGAGGCCCATTTTAATACCTCTGGCGACACAGTTGGTGTCTATAACTTTATTAACTAAATGTTTCCAATCTGCGCCATGAGCCTCGTACAAATCTTTAATTAAATAAATATCAAAACCTAAGATATTATGACCGACAACGTAATCGCAGTTGTCTAGCCAATCTTGAATAGTTGGGAACACTTCATCTGGCGGAAGGCCGTGTTTGTCTATCTTTGATTGGCTGTATCTGGTTATTCTCGCGGCGTCCTCGCTTATCTTGAGGTTTGTGTCCCACTTTATAAAAAAGTCTTTCTGGGATACGCCTCTGTCGCCTTGAACTTTTATCATTGATACCTGCCAAGGTAAATTGTGACATTTATTAAGGCATAAATTTAATGTCTCACAGTCAATAAAAACTAGAGTTTTATCTTTGTCAAATCTAAGTAAGTGGTCGTCCATTATTTGTAAAGTCTTTTGCTGTCTTCGTCTCTGTGGAACTTGCTTATTTCTATTAGCGTTACGTCTCCGTTGGTAGCCATTAGTTTGTGAGCTTGCCCTCTTTCCATTTCCATGCTTTCGCCTTTTTTTGCGGTCATGCTGAATGGGTGCGAGGATGGTTTATTAATATCTCTAAGCATATCTACTCTCAGTACGCCCTCTAAAACATGGAATGTCTCGTGTTTGTGTACGTGATAGTGCATTGAGGTGGAGTGACCGCTTTTAATAAAAAGAATCTTACCGCAGTAGTCTTCTTTTTCGTTGTTGGCGAGCCATAATTCATACCCCCACTCTTTCTTTACTTTCTTGGGTTCAAACGGAGTCATTTTGCTCTTTCCAGCTTTCTAGGCTAAATTTATCACTCGACATGTGATCCAAGTTCGGCTTGTTCAGGGTACTTCTGTTGTTAATGCATCTAAATGTTAAATAAGCTTTAAAGTCTTTGTTGTGCGCGTAGTATACGCTTTTTGCTTTTTGAACTTCGTATCCATTCGAGGAAGAGTATTCTTCGACTTTTGATTTAATTATGTAGTCGAAGGGGATGTCGTTATCCTCGACAAAGAAGATTGGCTTGGTAAATGTAAACTCTGGTACGCATATTGAATTTTGTAAAGTGTTCTTAAACAAGAACGAATCGTAGAACGGTACTGCAAGCATTAAGTCCTTATCGTCCCAGTGTTCTTCTAGCTTTTTAAAATCTATTCTTGGGGTATAATAAAACCCGTTTCTAGCTGCGTCGGTAGATATTTTAATTAGTCTTTCATAGCCTTCGGTGTTTTTACACAAGATAATATATTTGCACGTTTTTAGTAATTGCTCTTCTGAGCGTTCATTCATGTCTGAGCAAACGCTAAGTCTTAAGCCAAACACCAACTTAATATCATTTTCTTTCAGGTTCTTGTAGGCTTCTAAAAAACCCGTCATGGAATCGTCAACTAAAAATACTTCCTTCAGGCCATTCTTAACAGCTAAGTCTACTATTGAGTCTGGGCCATTCTCAATTAAAGAGTCTTGAGGCGAAAGGGTGAGGATGCTTCTGCCTAAAGAGTATTGAGATTTAAAGAGTGGTATCATCTTTGTTTAGAATATCAGTTTTTTTTATTTGTGTCAAGCTTAAAATCCAAAGCCGTCGCCTTTGTTGGATTGGCCTAAAGATTGATTATGCGCGGGGCATCCTTCGTAATGTCTTTTTTCGATTACTCCTTTGGAGGAGTCTAAGTCTTCTTCTTTCATTGAGGATTGTAAAATTTCACCATCTTCGTTTAAAAGAGCGTAATATTCAAAAGCAAATTTATGTTCGCAATGCCACATTGGGCTGCCGTCTTTTTTAAGTTGCCCTTGAAACTTAGCGAATCCGCAATTAAGTGGCCCCTTGAATCCTTGGCTTTTGGTTGGGCGTTCTTGATAGGCGGCAAAGTTAGAACGAGCATCTTCTTCGGAGTAGTTATTAATTATCTCGTAAATATAAGAAAGATACTCTTCGAAACCCTTTAACTGCTCTTCGGACGCTCTGATTTCTATAATTGGCTGCTCTGGGAATTTAAGAAATTGAAATTCAATCGAGGTCTTTTTTATTTTTGGCCATATTTGTTTAGCTGCCAAAAGATACGCTAGAGCTTGAACGTTGTATTCGCACTCCTCTTCTGAAAACTTCTGTTTACTGGTTTTGTAATCAACCATTACAATTTCTTTGGGATACTCAACGGGTTTATCTATATAACCCATAATCTTGTATCGCGGGTCTTCGCTTTCTAGTAGGAATTCTTTCTCTGGAGAATTTATCTCCGCGCCCTTCTTACCCAAGAAGTCACAATTCAGGGCGACCAGAATCATCTCGTCGCACATGATGTGATTTTCTGGGTCATAATATCCCAGTTTGGTTAAATTCTTTTTTACTAGTCTAGATATAGATGGAACAGACTCTATAGTTTTAGAGTCGGTTATAATTTTTATGTAGTCGCTGCGTCTTTTATCTAGTAATAACTCAAGAACTAAGTGGCAAACAGTTCCTCTTGCCGCGCCAGCATTACTGGATTTAGGAAGCTTTAATACGTAGTTGCACCAATACTTCCAAGAGCAGGTTTCTAACGTTTTAATTCTAGAGGCTGATAATATTTTTTCTTCAGGCATGTAAATTTTTTTTCCAGTTTTGTATTTCTTCGGGATTCATCTCACCGAAGTCTCCTTTTGTCGGTAACGAGATTTTGATTTGATCTGAGTCAAAGTATCTCATTAATCTTCTTAAATTCTTTTCTGCGGCTTCGTTTCCCGCGCTGTTGTTGGCCGAGTCGTTATTAAAAGCTAGTATTATTTTTTGAGCATCAATTCTCAATAGATAGTTTAGCAGACCCAGCCCAATTTGCAAGCCAAAAGCTACCGCTACATTTTTTATTCCATTTTCCCACAAAGACAGCATGTCGCCTATGCTTTCTACTATAATTACTTGTTTTTCTTGTCTGAGTAATTTATTGTTTACTTGCATGGGGTATCTCCATTGGCTTTTGTCGCCAATGTGTTTCCATTTTGGTCTTTTCGAGTCTGGGTTATTTATTAGGTCTCTACCCGAAACCCCTATTAGATTTTTCTTGCTATCAAAAATCGGAAAAACATATCTTTCTTTCATTTTTCCCACTTTAACTACACCCCCTCCAAATAGCTCTAATGTTTGGTTAGATATTCCTCTGCCGTTCCAGTAGTCATGCTCTGGTAGAACTTTCTCTAAGCATTCTTTGGAGAATACTTTGGTTTCTTTCAGGATTGGCTTTTGCTCTTTCGGTTTTATCGCTTCGCCGTTACCGTTTTTCTCTAACCACAGAACGGCCTCGTCTTCGCTTTTGAAGTCTAGAGATAGCTTGACGAGTTGCTTCAGCGACCCCGTCATGTTTTTACTGAAGTCTATGAAAGTGCCTGTGTCTTTTCTAACGCTTAATACTGTATCGCTGCTAGAGTCTCTGTAGAGAGGCTTCATGCGAAAATTTTTCGCATCTTCGGTTATGTTTGAGTAACCGATACTTTCTAAAACTTCACGAACGTCCATTATAGTATTTCTTCTCCGTCGTTTGGGTTCTCTTCTTCTGGGTTAAATCTTTCCATCTGAGACTCAATAACATCATGCAGGGAGCCTTGTTCCTCCACGTTAAAGTTTCTCACGGAAAAGTTTAAATAGTTATTCATATATCTAAATGATCCATCATCCATTGGTCTTCTGACTAAATCGTGATGCCCTGCTGCGTCTTTACCTTGAAATCTAGTCTTTAATGGTACTAGTTTGTGAGTACCAAAATTTTCGCCATCCGCCGCTATTTCGTCCAGAGTCTTTCTTCTGAAAATGGCAACGAAGCTGGCGAACCATTGAAGTCTATCTGAAAGTGAGATTGCAGAGCTATCATCCGTAATGTCTCCGCCTCTTCTATTGTGGTTTTCTCCAGATCGATTCATCTGCATCGCGGTCACAATCGGAGCATTTATTTCTTCTGAAAGTTTTTTGAGCTTGTCAATTTTGTCACCAATGGCTTGATGCTCTGCCCAGTTTTGGGCTACTTTTTCTCCGGTTAGTTTTATGTAGTCGTAAGATATTATGCATGGATTGCCTCTTCCCACTACGGATAAGTACCATCTTTTAACTAGAGAGCAAACTTGATCTACGTTTTTATTGCCGATGAAGGCGTGGTAACACTTCGCTTCTCTGTTTATGGTGGATATTTTATTTCTTACTTTTTGCGTCAAGTCTTGATTCTTGCGCCAGTTGCCTGTTTCTAGATACCACATCGGTACATCAGTGATTGCTGAAGCGGTTCTAAATTTAATATCTCTGGTTATCATCTCCGTGTCCAACATCAACACAGGGACATCGTTTATTTCAGAGCACTTCATAACCATGTTGTTTATCCAAGTTGTCTTGCCTTGACCTGGTCTGGCTACAACCGCGTAAAGATTACCTGCTCTTAGTCCTCCATATAATCTATTGAACTCTGGAAAAGAAGTTTTAAAGCCAACGTCTTCATTGGGTTCATTTCCGCATTCTTCGATCATGTCTTCCAAGTCTTCGTAGATTGACACTGGTTCTTCATCTAGAGAGTATGAGTTAATCTGCTGATTGTACATTGAATCACAATTAGATATAATATTATCTACGGATTCATTACCAGACCCTTCGATGTATTTCATTACGTTCTGGCATGTGTCTTGAAGCTCTCTTCTGATTCTTAATTTTAAAAGCTCTCTAGCAGCTTCAATGATCGCTTTGTGTTTGATTTGAGAAAAAGCTAAATTATCAATATAGCTATAAATATCAATCTCGTCCTTAAAGGTTACTCCTAAATTTCTTATTTTTTCGGCTAGTAGGACTTTATCTAGTTTTTCTCCAGAGATTAATGTGCTTCTAATAACACAAAAAATCGTTCTATGGACCTCATTAAAGAAGTCTTTTTCTCCTATGAATTTTTCAATTTCGGTGAATATATCAGGATATTTAATTAATCCGCTTAGTACGTGTTTTTCAATTTTTAAAGAATAGATTTGCATTTTCGTTTTTCTTAATATACCTTGTTTTTGGTCTTGCGTCAAGACCTGTTTTAGTTTTTGTAAACCCCTTGGTTCAAGGCGGGGCAACCTTGCTAAGTTTCTAGGTTCGTACTTTTCAATATGGCACTTAGTCACCAATGTAAGGCAAGCGCGAGCCTTCTGAGTTTCAAGTATCACGGCTTTCAGCATGGCACTCAGTCACCAGCGCAAGGTAGACGCGAACCTTAAAGTTGATTATAGCACAATATCGAACTTTGTCAAAAAGAATTTTTTAGAAAGCTGATTTATTTCATCTTCGTTTATTTCTATTAGATTAAAGTCATTCATTTCTAGCCATTCGGCTTTTTTTAAGTCTCGTTTAATTGACTCTAAATATTTCAATCGTGAGTCAGAGTGAAAAAACTTATTAAATTCATTATGCTGTCGCCCTTGTACTTCTATTGCTATTTTTTTTGTAGCATTTAATATGTCAACTGACATTTTAGTTCCGTACACGGGAAACTCTTCATAAACTACTTGACCTTTCCAGTAGGTCTTTAGGAATTGTTTTACTGTAAATTGTATCTTGGAGCGGGACTTTTTATCCCAATCTACAAGATATTTAGTTACGCTTTTTTTCTGTAGCTTGCCGTTGATATTTAAGAGTCTCATGACTTTTTGAGTGTCTCTCTAAATTTATTAAAAATATACTTTCCGATTTTTGGATTTTCTTCGAAGTATTTTCTTAAATTATCTGTACCTTGGTGCTGCTTCTTGAATTCTTCTCCGGTTTTCTCTTCAACCTCGGACATTAAGTCGTCAGAAATAGTTACCCAAGCTCCAGCTTTTTTAGCCATATCAAATGCAATGAGGTAGTCTACGACTTCATATTCTACCCAGATACTTTTGCCTCCAACTCTGCCATATCTTATTGGGTAGCGCACTAGAGAGCCAGTTTTTTCGTTAGGTGTCTTTTTGAAGACAACTTTGCACCAGTGTCCAAGTAGGTCTCCTTTACCATTTGGTTGGGTCGAAATAATATCTTTTAAATGTCTTTCTTGGAACTCAAGAATCCAATCACTGTAATGCAGCAAGGCATTACCTCCAGAGGCGTTGGTCACTCTGGCGTCAGTTTTTTCGTATGGGTTAATCGACACCTTGCTTCTGACTTGGGAGACCATATAGCAAATGTGGCCGCGAGTAGTCATGCCTAGTGCCATCTTTCTTAAAAAGTCTGAGCTTAATAAAGCACCGCCAGCGACTTTATTGGCTTCTTCTGGTGGTTTTTCCAGATCGTTCTTTGGAACTAGGGAGTCCATAGAATCTATGATGAACATATATTTTCTTTGAGATGGATTGTTTGCTACCAATTCTCTCATTAAATTAATAACTGATTCGTATACATTGCTTTTGTATATAAACCACTTATTTTCATCAGTGGATACTCCAGCGCGTTCAATCATTTCGGCAGAAAGTCTTCCTTCCGATTTGATATAAACTACCATAGCGTTGTCCATTTTTTGGAAGTTTTTTGCAAATGCTAAAGCGCAAGAAGTTTTTCCTCCTTCGGTTATACCGGACGCTCTAATAACTCCTGGTCCGATTCCTCCGCCCATTTCTATATCTAATAGTAAGGAGCCGCTGGAGACTACGTAGGATCGCTCTTCTTCGAAGTTGTAGTGATCTGCTTTGTTTGTTTCTAGGTACGCGCTTATCTGGTCAACTGGTGATAAGCCGTCTTCTGCTTTTGTCGTTTTT